GAACTTTTATTTTGTTCTCTTCAAGGCCACGGCTTTCCCAGAGAGGCTCTTGAAGAGCTGCGTAAAATCCCCGTAGTTAACCATAAGGACTTCCACAATCAGCATTAACATTCCAGAAATATTGCCGGTAAACAGTTCATTAATTTGCGCCTCTCCCAACCGACTAACTTCCCGGCCAGCGATACTGACAGAAACATAATCCTTGTCCAGTATCCGGGCGCACATCTTTTCAAGCTTCAGTCCATCAACATGCTCAGCCAGCGCGGCAAACGCTTTTTCGACAGCCTGCATATCCAGCTTTTTATTTAAAACACTATTATTGTCCTTACGCTGCTTTTCATCGACCTCGCCGGAATCATTATCATCCGGGCTTACAAATTCATCATCCTTCTTCTTAGGCGATTCGCCATCCAAAGCCGAAAACACATTACCTATAACCGGCGAGACAAGTTTTTGCAGATCACCTAAAAGACGCAAGGCCAAAAATGGATTCATAGGGCGAATATAAAATGTATCGCTGCCCTGTCGATATTCCGTAATTTTTCCACCATCAAACATTAACTATTACCTCCTACAAACAGCGTAGCCGCTCCGGTTTCAAAAACCCACTCGTTTTCCTTGGCCTCTTTCTCACGGCTGACTTTTGGATAATTTGTAACCCACGCCTGAGTAGCGGCAAACGTTGTAGTTCCGCTAAGGTCTTTCATGGAGATTGGTAAGATACCTCCGCCGGTACTTTGATCAGCTGCATATATGGTACTTAGATAATCATTACTGGAACTGGACGCTTTAAGTTTTACCGTCACTTTGCAGCGGGTATCGGGATCGATGCTTCTAGTTACTCCACCATCGCAGCCAATAACTGACTTAGTTCCTTCCCCGAGCGGTTCAACTTCAATGATTGAATCCTCAGTGAAACCCTTTATTTCCACCCCGCCAAAAGTAATAATGACTTTCTTTGGATTATATGTTTTTGTACTCAATTATTTCGCCTCCTTACGCCAGGCTCTCATAAGTTAATGAACCGGTTACATTGACAACATGAATTGCCCCGGCCAGTCGCGCCGTAAAACTTACATCGTTCAGCTCACGATTTGATTTATCCGTTGTGCTAACGTCATAGTTAAGCGGCACGCTGATAGTAAATCCGGGGTTTTCATCGTTGTCATCGTCATACTCGGTTGGTGCAATGCCGCCATTGGTCTGACCCTCAACCAGTGCCTTGCGAATTTGTGCTTCAATAATCGCAATACCGGCGTCCGTATACGGGATCTTATCGCTATTAACCATCTGAGTGAAAATATTTGTCGCGATTTCTTCCTGCAACCAGTCGCGGAAACGAATAACGTCAATCCATTCCCCCGCAGCTACTTTGCCGTTTTGGGTAATGGTCGTACTACGGAATTTTTCAAAGGTGTTCCCGTTTTTCCCCGTAACGGCGTTATATTCGGTTTCGCTCAAAGTGTCGACTGTTATGCCGCTAAGTTTCTTATTGGCCCAAGTCTCACCACCTGGATCAATGGAAAAGCACCGCGCCGCTATAGCCACTTCCGGATATTCGGTAGCCGCATCCTCATGATACCACCAATGTGTCCGATAGTAGCTTTTTGCCATCAGTTTGCTGCCAGTATCCGTATCCACAGAAGCATCTATTGCGTCTTCTTCGGCAATCGCTGTACCAAATAATTTGGTTTGCGTTTCTGTCCACGCAGCAGCAGCCATGATGTCGGCTGACGTCCGGCTTGTGAGCGCCCAGCCATACCAGTCGCTATCTTCTTTCTTAATTGCCGCCATAGTCTCAGCAATCGTTTCGCTGCCTTCCACAAATTCAGCGATTTCTAGCATAGTTGATACCGCCACAGTAAACGCAGTTCCTGCCGTCTTGTTGGACAATACCAATTGATCATCAGATACAGTCACGTTAAGCACCGAAGCAGTATCAGCCGAAAATTGCTCTTGTAACCCTGCCAGTATTTCAGCAGTAGTCGCGCTATCGTCGCCCGTATATGAATAAGCGGTGGTTTTGGTGCTGCCATTAACTTTCGCCTTAACCGTGACCTTATACGTGCCTTCATTGCTCACTGTTTTGACACCGATCTTCACCCCATCCACCTGGCGGCGACCTACTTTAATTTCAGATGGACGCGGCGTCTGGTCAAAACCGTTACTAACTGCCACATATAGCAGGTCATCTGTCGAAAAACCATCATCAACCATGGAATCCACGTCTGTATAAGTAAGCATACGAGTAAGCGAATACGGGTGATAACCGACCACTAAAAGCGTACTGAATCCTTCTTCTGATACCGGCGTAGTATCCAGGCTGATTGATACATTCGCTATGCGGGATATATTAGCCATTTTCATCCTCCCCTACAGTAAAATTTGTACCATCGGCATTAATGGTAATTTTATCAATATAGCCTGTTTCGTCAGTCGTAGAGACGACAAATCGGACGGAAAAATCAATGGACGCCCGTTCCTCATAGGTCGCAGCGTCCAATAATCCGGTTAAATCCTGGATATTTTTCACATCAAAAAAGGCCACACAAGCACCGAAACATCGTTCGACGATAGTTGGCCTTTGGAGCGATTGCTCCAATTCTATAAGCATTTGTTGGGCATTATCTCCGAAATACTGTACTTCCAGCGTCGCCACCCGATCACCCCGAACTTCTACCACACCCTGGGTACTAGTGAACCGCTCTTCGTCTAGCCCATCCCTGCGGTAAGCATAAAGCCGAAGCACTGCAAAAGGTTTTTTCGGCTTAGGTCCGTTTTGCCTAGCCCATATAACGGTACAGCCTAAAAGCTCGACAAGCATTGATTGTATAAAATCCTCACTAATCACCTTCGGTCACCTCTACCGCAAAGGCTTTATAGTACTTAAGCTTTCCATCCTGGTACGGCGGCGAACAAGCTACTACCTCCCACTCAGCTCCCGCCCAAGTAAGTGTGTCCGGACTAGTCGGCTCCTGTTCATCCTCACCCTGCATGGCTGACTGCAGCAATGTGTCTGAGTAGATTTTAATCACTGAGCCGGTACGGCGGCCTTCCGGCAACGCTTCCATTTCTTTAATTGTCGCCGGTTGAACACTTGCCTTTATGGATAGCTCGGTTTCGTCCCCTTCATGCCACTTGCCTTTTACATACTGACCAGCCGCGCACCGTTGCACCGTTTGAGTTTTAAAGAAACTACTTATCATGACTTTCTCCTCACAATATGCCTAATGGATTGCCGCAGGCGTCCCGTATCAATAAGAGGACGATCGCTTCCTTTCCGTCGGATGGTAACCGGAGCATTGGCCGTCCATGGACCGTCAACAATTTTACGCTGAATGATGCCCGTCATCTTCTGCCCGGTCAACTCAAGTGCTTGGGACGCTGACAGTTTCCGCAAGACGACTCTTTTTAAAGCCCCTTGCATAAAACTATCAAGCTCATTAAGATTCTCATCAAAAGACCGCCTCGTAAAGGCCCGTTCCGGTATTTGATCGGTACCGAACTCATTATAGGCCGCGATCATTGCCATATCCTGACCGTCTTCCGATGTTTCGCCAGCCTGCACTCCAACATCAACAACCATGCCATCCGCCTGCTTTAATTCCCGCAAAATACCGGACCAGCCTTTGTCAATGTCGGTTACACCATACTTTCCCACGCAATCACCTCATCCTGGTCAAGCCAGGCACAATGCACTTTCTGGCCAATGCTTGAAACTCTTGTCCATAGATAGTTCGATCTAATGGGTTATTATAATCTACGTTGGCAGGGCTAGCATATTCCTTTTCAATATCCCCGACTTTCTCCTTGGTTACTATACCCGTGACACCGGCGCCGCCAGTTTCGGCAATTAAGCCCTGCATAGCAAAGAGGTGGGCGGCATAGTTAGCAACTGCCTGGGCATAGAAAGAGCCAAACCGCGACGCTGATACATGCGGTTTGGCCAGTTCAATCATGGTATTGACTTCATCATCAGTTTTCGAGGAAAACTCCGGAACAAGCGCCCGAAAAACAGTTAGCACATCCATAACTACTTACTCTTTTTCGTGTCAGCAATTTCTTCGGTACTTGCCGCAGCATCCGTTGTCCCCTCAGTACTTTCAGTAGACTGTCCACCTTCAATGACAGTCAGGTGACCCTTTTCAACGGCAGCCTTGACTTCGGGATGCTCAAGATAAGACGAATTAACCTCTTGCGCTTCCGCCCCAGGGATTAGGTTTGTATCCCCAAGACAATAAATCATGCTGCCGTTATTGCGGATTTTCGCTGTTACTATAGTCATACCCATTTATACGTCCTCCTTATATTCCTGAAGCCTTAATTGCAGACAGCGGGAAATGGAAAATTACACCCGCACAACGAGAATGGCATGGAATTACATATTCCAAACCTTTCGGCTGCGGCGCGAACTGCTCATACATCTGCGGTATTTCCAGGGTAACTTTATCGGGATCTTTCTTGTACACAAAAAGCAAATCAGCACCATCGGTGCCAGCTCCTTCACATTCCGGTGTCGGCAAGACTTGCTTAATGTATGGGTTGTTATCTAAGAAATACTTCAAGATGGTTGTATCCGAATTATCAGACCAGGGAGTACTCGCCAAATACGAATAAGTGCCATGTGGCATTAACATGGTATCCGGCTTTTCAACCCCTTTGGTCAAAGTTACAACCTTGTTGGTGATAGCGTTAAGATCTCGAATGATTTGCTTACCCGTCTTGTTTTCAAGTTTTGTACTGCTATCAGTTCCATCCGCCGTTAAGGTATAAACAGTTACATTGGGATGGGTAAATAGACCAACAAGGCCGTTTTCCTCGTCACCAAAATAAGCAATTTTATTTACAGTTTGGTCATTTGCCATACGGGCAGCATTCGCTTTGCGCTGTTCAAGAGGCTTTCCTGCCTTTCTTGCAGCTCTAACATCCTGAATACTATACCCAAAGGAATTGCCAATGCCTTTTACTGTCGCACTATAAGGCTTCCCCTTCGAATCAGCCCGCGGCAAATCCGTTGAATAATTAGAAATAATTTTAGCCATACCTGTAGGCTCATACATATGGCAGGTAATAACTTCTGCTCCAGGATCCGCTTCATTCGATACGGGTATATTTTTAGTTGCCGTTAATTCAGCAAATTGTTTTTCGTAAGCTTTTGTCTTAATATATTCAAGTTCACGAGCAAAAAACAAGCTTTCATTCGCATCGAGATTATACCCTGACTGAATCGCGGCATAATCCCTTTCATCGTATCTTTGTTCGTTTTTCATTTACCGAATTCCTCCTCTTAAGACAACTCGATGGCAACAAGGCCGCCGGTTGTTGATGTATTAGAAGTAATAAACTTAGCACCGGTAACCGCAACAGTAACAACCGGTGTGGTTAATGCGGCCAACGCAGTGGCTCCAGCGGCGTTTGTCCATTGACCGGCATTATCACCAGTGCAAATAAGATAGGCGGCAGTTTCAGCGGTAATTGCATAACCGCTAATAAAAGGCACCCATGCACGGCCTTTTCTGAGAACCGGCACAGTGTTTTCCGCAGCATATATAACCTTGCCGTCAGAGTCCTGTTCCTTGGCTTGTAATAAGGCCACACCGAGAAAGCCTGTACTAAAAGTCGCAGAAGGAACCTTTGCCTGTATTTCCGGATCAGTACCGGCAATTAGGCCAAAACCAAGGCCTATGGCCGTTTCCGCAACTTTGGAATCAATTGTACGGGGTGAAATATCATATAACGTGCCGACAATGGCCTCGTCCATATATTGGCTATAGGATGTTTGCATTATTCTTTACCTCCCTTAAATGCATTTTGCTGATTTTCGATCATGCGCTGCCGGGCTTCTGTGGAGCTGGAAGGCGCTTCGTCTTTTCGTTCCTGATCCGCTGGATTGTTAATGGCTTTACGTTGTTTACTCATCGCATCATCCCGCATTGCGGTATCTTCCTTAACCATATCGAACGCCGCATTAACATACTCATCCGATTTCTGGCTAAGGTCCATGCCGTCGCCGCGTACCGCCTTAACAACCGCTTCTTTGATCTCCCGCTCTGCCATTTCATCGGCCTTTTCGATTTTATGTTTTTCAGCCACCGACAAAAGAGAAACACGCTGTTTTACGGCCTCGTGTAAACCGTCAGCGTGTTCTTTATCTTTGGCTTTCAGTTGTTCCTCGAATTTTCCTTTATCGGCTTTGAGCGTGTCCCTTTCTGCCTCGGTAGTATCAACCTTCTTCTCAAGGTCTTTGTTTTTATCTTCGAGTTCAGAATTGCTTTTACGTAATTCATCAAAGGCAACAATGACCTCAGGCGCGGCCTCGTACTCAATACCGTTATCTAATCTGATTTTCCCCATTGGTTTATCGTCCTCCTCATCATAATAATCCTGGTTACCATCCATGTTAAGCCTGGCCAGCGGACCAGCGCGGCCTTTCGGCACCACAGCAACATGATTATACCTAATATTCCTTTGAACCGCATCATACCTTTGCCCTTCCCACTCTCCTGGCGTTTCCTCAGTATCTAAGCTGTAACCGCATGATAATTCTCTATTGGGAGTATCAAGATTGTATATAACCATAGGAGCACGTAAATTACTTCCATCGGGTATACCTTCACTTAGTACCGTCCCAATAGGCTGAACCGTTTTAATATTATCGGCACGAACTATACCGGGATGCCCAACCGTAACAGGCTTACCTTTAAGGCTTGCCAAACTGTCGGGGTGGAATGCCTCTTCTGGCGGCCTAAATTCTCGCCGTATACTGCCATCCACATTTCGATACTCTAATATTCCTACTCTGCCTATTACCGGGCTATCCTGTATGAATCCCTCCGGTGTTTTAGTGGCTCTTATTTGAAAGCGGTCATAGCGTTCTACTTGCAATTTACTCACCTCCTCCCCGGCATCCCGACATATTGTATCTTATCCAGATCAATCACCGGCAAAGCCACGCATCGACAATAAATTGCTTTCCCCGGGTGGCCCCCAGGAGGTGGGCCAATCCACTTATACTCTTTGCCTTCCCTTGCAGAATGTTGCGGCCTAACCCTTGAATCCTTCGATGTACTCCACACATATGATTCAATCCCCACACCTGTCTGCCGATACTTGGTTAAATCGCCGTTGAGCTTTCCAACCTGGTCCCTGGCGATCAGCTGCGACCGGCGATCCGTCACCTCATAAACACGTTTAATGTCGTCGCCCATTTCACTGCCAAGGCTTCCATCCATTAACCCCCGATTAACAATGCCCTCCACATCGCCGAAAAATTGTTCCGGAATGCTTTTTATAAGCCTTACGTTTTCAGCCACCCACATATTAGTCAACTCTTGCAACCAAGGCTCATGCTGAAAAATATCAACCTGTAGCGCTGACCTTATAGCGGCCTGAAACTGCTTACTGTTATAGTCGTCGGTCAACTTGGCAAGGCGGCGTATTTCGGCTTCCATTTGCATGTCGCTGATCTTGGAACCAAACCGTTTTCGGACGGCCTGCATTATGGTGATGATATCCGCGCTTACTCCATCAGTTTTAATCGTGCTATATGTTGCCAGCCTTTGCAGGGAAGCCAATTCCTCTTTTCCGGCTTCGAGAAGTGCCTTAACAAGCCGCTTAGCAAATCGCTGATACTCTCGCTCCAAGCCCACAGGATAAAGCCAGCGGCGTTTCGCAACAAATCTACGCTGCTTCTGTGACATTAACGGGCTCCTCCGGATTTATTTCTTCCTTTGGTATTTCCTCCGGTGTAGGATCTACTGGTTTCAACGAAAGATCAATTTCATATTCACCTTCATCGGCCAGCTTTTGGCGTACTTCTGACGGATCGAGCGCGGACATGCCAACATAAACCTGACGCTCCTCGGCTTTTGTTTTATCTGTTTCTGCCTTGAATTTTTCAGTCTCAGCCTGTTCTTTCTCGCTCGGCACCCATAACGGGTTAAACTTCACCGCCCATTTTTCGGGCTGGCGGCCTTTGAACAAGCCTTGTTTTGAAAGCATCAACAGTCTAACCAGCCGATCCAACGGAGATTTCGCCTGGCGTTTTTGAATTTGTCCAACATAACCATACCAGCCTTCTAAGTCGCTTTCGCCCGTTGCATTCATTCCGGCTGGACTGCGACCAAAGAGTACAGTAAAAGGAATATTGGCCACCGCCGACACTGCAAGGCCAAAGCTGTCCAGTAGTTCCGGTATTTGCGTCAAAGACATGCTTTTAACCTCGAATTCGTCTTTTGCATCAATGGCTATTGTATTCATAATCGACCGGGCCGTATCGATCAATTCCAGCCTCTTTTTGACTTCACCCTCGCCCTCTTGGGTGGTTAGATTTTCGAGTAACCCGTCGAGCTTTAAAATGGCCTGGCTCATTCGCTCCATAATTTTTAGTGCAAGGCTTTGAGCATGACCATTGTTTAATAGTTCATCCCATAGTCCCTGAAGCGAAGGCAGTCCCCACCCCTGATATCTAAGGCGATAAAGATCAGGCAGCGGATCACCGGGAAATAATAACAACCGACTTTCATGTACCAAAAACGGCATACCACAGGCAGGCGTAATTTGATAATATTGTGCTTTTCCATACTGCATATTTCGGGGATCTTCATACAAAACGGCGTCATTCCAAAACACCTGCGTTTTGTCATATACCCGAAGTTCTTGAATCGATTGCAATTTATTTTCATTCAGTGGTTCATCAAGTAAACCACCATCATCGGCCACAAGTAAGATAACACAACCGCCGTAAAGACGGGACCATCTGAGTGCATTCGCAAAATGTGCTTCGGCATTCAAATCATCCAACATTTGAAGAGCCAGTCCAGCCTCTTCATCACCTTCAACTGTAATCCAATTTTTTACGGCCTCATCCGCCGGCAGACTAACTATCTTCCGGGCAATGGCATTCCCCATAAATAAATCGCTCAACATCTGGTCTGTTAGTATTGGACCAGGCGAAAAAGAAAAATTGGCCGAAGGATCTTTGTTTTTCATCCCATGGCCAATAACTGTATTTAAGTATCCGTCTTGCCTATCTGCCATTATGAAGTTACTCCCTCCCAACTGCGTATTGTCTGGATAGTATAAAGCCCATAGCGTTCAGCATCACTCGCATGGTCATTCTGCTTTATCGGTTTGTCCTCGCCACGGGAATGCTGTGCCTTTTCGTCCCAGATATAAGCGCTTTTTTCTTTGATTGTATTTATACAAGATTTATAAATAAAATAGCGGAGATCCGACAACAAACTAGCCACATAGCGAATACCATCCAGCACTGAGTTATCCGCTTCCTTGACATTGAATCCGTCTTTTCGTAGCTGCGTTATAAAACTGGCCGCGCTCGGATCAACAATAATCGGAACTCGCCTAATTCCTATAATGCTCTTTGCATCTGCTAAAAATTGTTTTAGGTCCGAAGAATACTCAGCATCTGTTTTTTGCTTACCGACTTTCTTGCTGTCGTAATAATACTCCCGAATAGTATAATACTTATTTCCCACTCGCCCCTGTAGCAAAAATACAGTAGCATTACTGGTTCCGTAGTCACTCGACACCCACAGCCGGTCAAAGCTTTTGGGCAATTCGCTAATAACATGTTTCGCAGCATCAAACATATCATAAATCGCGCCCGCAGCCATAACCCACAAGCCAAGAATATATCTTTTATAGAAAATTCCCGAATACATTCGCTTGTAACGGTTTTTAACGGGATCTGACAAACTCAAATTATCATCCATTGTAAAATGCAAATAGACGGCATTCTTTTCGTCGGCTTTTTCAATGTACTCGGCATTAAACCAATGATATGGCCCCTCTGGATTGCAGTTGAACCAAAGTTTAGCACCATTAACCGAGCAACGTGCCGTGGCCTGATTCACAAAGCTTTCAGGCATCAAAGCTACTTCGTCAAAAAGCATACCAGCTAACGTAATACCCTGAATCAAGTCCTGGCTACGCTCATCCTTGCCGCCAAAGATATAATAAAAATTTGTTTTCCCGCCCCGGCTTATTTCAATCATGTTGTCGGCGCGATGGTCTTTGACACGATACTTAAGCGCCTTCAACATTCTTTTAAGTGGAGCCAGCACATTGCGGCGAAATGACCCGATAGTTTTACCAGACATACCGAAGTTCTCGCTATCGAACAAATCCATTGACCATTGGACATATGACAGTGACATGGAAATAGTCTTACCTGACCGGACAGAGCCGTCCGCGATAATCATATCCTTGTCATGAACTGGAGAATTAGGCAACCACCACGTAAGGACTTGGAGTTGCTTTTTAGAGAATGTCTCAAATTTAAACGTCGTTACTTTAAGAGCCATCGCCCCACACCTCCGACACTTTGCCGCTTAAAGCGTCTTTGAAATTATCTACGCCCTGGTCATTTTCATTGCCATCATCTCCCTTGAGCTTCGCAATCTCAGCTTTTAGTTTTTCAAGCTTTAACCGATGTTCTTCGGTAACAAGCTTACCGCGCATCATTTCTTCATAGCGAGCAAAAAGTCCCTCTAGCGTCTTCATTGCCGTACTTTGAGCTTTTAAGAATGCAGCATGCTTATCCCATGCAAACTGCAATTCCCATTCCTTTTCGGTACCGTTGTCCATATCTTTATAACGCTTAAGCACCTTGGTAGTGTCTTCCTGGTTTTCTACATACATTAACCGCTGCGCCCTAGCAATGGCCGTATACTGAATGACGATGTTTTCCCATAGCATTTCCAACGGGCTCTTAATATTGATACTCTCAACAATCTCCCTTGTTTCTTCATCGTCCGGAAATATGCGTGAAAAGAAACCATGCTTTTCTGCATTCTTATTGCCTGGCTGCGCATAGCCGCCTTTATTACCTATGGCGTTTTTATTACCTTTAGGAGCGCCATACCCAACAGCGTTTTTGTTTCCCGGTTTGGCTCCACACTTTTTGGAGTACTCCGAAAAATACGGAGTACTCCGTTCATTTTTTTTGAGTACTCCGTTCATCCGATCAAGCCAGTTATCTTTACATTTCCAGCCTGACACTGTTTTTTCGGACAATGATAGCATTTCTGCAATCTTTCGATTGCTAATTGTGCCCTCTTGTTCAAGGTAAATCTCCAACGCCTTATCCCTATTTGGATCTCGATTACGCCCCATGCTACATATCACCCACCTCCGTTATGGATCTTCACGTTGAAGCTTTAAATCAAGCTCAATAAGCTTTTTAAGATCATCTACATTTTTAATCTCAATAAGCCCCTTCTGGAAATCGCTTATCCATTTTGCAATTCCCGCCCGGACAATTTTTCGATACTTAGCCTTTTCCGCTGCTATATCCTCAGTAAACTGGGGTTCACCCTGCAAAGCCTTATTCGAACATTTGTTTGTTTTTCCTATTGCCAACACCCCCATTTATATAATAAAATGGTTGCGAGGTAGTAGTCCTGAGTAACCGTGGCCACGGACTATCCTACTATCTCCTACCGGGGGTGCCCGGAAATGGGGTGGACGTTGACGCGTCTACCCCTCTATCTTTATCAACATCGACGTAAAACGAATATCAAAATTGAATTCTACAAACACTACAAACATACCCAAATCTGGAGCAATAAAAGGGGGGCTCTATGATGCCATGTACAACAAAAGATTTATTTGAAATTCCTATTCCTATCCCTGAGACGCGAGCATCCATGTGCCGTCAGGAACACACTATAAGCATTGGTGGTTATAGACACAGAGTATCCTATGACGTTCCTTGTGTTCAAACTAGAACGTGCGATTATACAGCACAAATGGAAGTTTGTTATCCTTCAGAAAATGAATTAACTGACACTGCTAAAAAAGTTCTAGGAGCTGCAATACTTGCTGGAATTGCAGGAGCTGTAGCAGCCGAACTTGCTATTCCAGAACCAACAGCAGTTGAAGCTACTAAGGGATTCGAAACAGGCTTTAATGGTTATTTGCTCACACAATCAGACGAAATAAAGAACCAGTTGCTCAATAAAGTTACTACACATGTAAAGCTTGATTCCACGTGCGGCAACTGGCATTGAATGAGCTATTAGGTGGTAAGTTTAAGTGCCTTGTTTCCCGTAAACTCTTCCCATCGCTTGATTATTACGTCGCAATATATCGGCTCCATCTCCATGCTGTAGCAGACGCGCTCAGTTTGCTCAGCGGCCATAAGAGTCGAACCTGAACCACCAAAGAAGTCAGCGACATTATCGCCAGACTTACTCGAATTGCAAATAGCCCGACCACATAAGCCAATCGGCTTCATGGTCGGGTGCTCTCCGTTTCTAAGAGGCTTTTCAAATCTCCAAATACTGGTATCCTCATCAGTGCCTGTATGAAGAATTTCGAAATCAGTCATTTTTAATGCAACCGTACTGAGGCCCACCGTTATAGTTGCGATGGCGTTTTTTCCATCCTGCTGTATTACAATCGGCATATCATTGTCAATTACGGTGCTCTGCTTTCGACCACCGTACCAACGATGTGCCGCCCCAGGTTTCCATCCGTACAAGATCGCTTCATGACGCCATTGATAATCTTGCCGACCGATAACAAATTGATTTTTAACCCATATAAGACACTGCTTCAATAGCCAGCCAGCACCCTGTAAAGCTCCACGAAAGTTTGAACCTTCCGAATCAGCATGACACACATAAATAGCACCGCCTGGAGCAGTAACGGCATACATTGAAGCAAATGCATCATGAAGGAATGTATTAAATTTCTCCGACGACATGTTATCATTTTGAATCGTTAGCTTATCCTCTGTGCCACCTTGGTAATTTACGTTATATGGCGGGTCGGTGAATACCATTTCCGCCTGCTGCCCGTTCATTAGTTTCTCGACGTCGGCCAATACAGTAGAATCACCACACATAAGCCGATGACGTCCTAATTGCCATATATCACCCTTTTGGGTTATCGGCTCAGTAATATTAGCGGCCTCAGCCGCAGGATCAAAATTATCTTCGACAATATCGCCAGTCTCCATCTCAGCCAGCAACTTATCTACTTCCTGAGCACTAAAACCAGTTAATTCAACGTCCAACGAATCGTTAATATCCGCCAATAGATCTGCCAACAATTCATAGTCCAATTCGCTAAACTCTGCAATCCGATTATCAGCAATCAAATCTGCCCACTCAGCAGCTTCATCCGCATAGACCTGCCGATCAATCGGGACTTGGCTAACACCAAGCCGCTGGGCCGCCATAAGCCGCCCATGACCACGAACGATAAACCCAGAGCGAGTGCTTACCGTAATCGGTGCGCGCCAGCCCTGGTTTTGGATTATCTTCGCTAATAACTCTATTTGTTTATCGCTGTGTTGATTGGGGTTTCGCGGATTCGGTACCAGCTGTGCAATATCGGTCAATTCATCGAAAGCACAATAGACGGAAATTCCGTCTGCAAGTATTTCTTTCGTCATTTCAGCACCCCTGTCACTTTACTAGATTTATATTTATTTAAACAGTCACGCTGTTGTTTTCAAAGTTAATTTAGGGGAACCGATGTATTGTCGGTTCCCCTAGTTTTATTAGTATTTGATACAGTATTTAAGTACGATATAAGGAGGCATATTATTGTGGGCACCGCCGCCACCAGTGCTATCCGTTACGGCGGTATCAGACGTCATAGCAATACCATTTGGAGTTCCCCCAGATGCAACACTATACCTAGCCGCACCTAATTTATGCGTATGTGCAGGCATTTCATCCGTGGTCAGCGTATGTGTTGCTTCGCCGCCAGTAGCAGCAATCGTCGCATAGGTAGTACCCAAACCAAGTATAAAATTGTCATGTAAGCTTGGCAAAGCAAATGTAGTGCTACCGTCCCCTTCACCAAAAGCAGTTCCAATCAACGCAAACAACTCCGCATAATCCGTTCTCGAAACAGTCGAACCGTCACATGCCAGCCAACCGGACGGTACAGTAGTCATAGCAAAAGCTTGTACAGCACCAGTTGGCACACCTGCAAGCGCAACACTTGGTAATACGCTAGTATCAAGTACACCAGTAGCCCCTAGTACTGGAATATTCCCTGCATTCGCAGACCCTGTTGATTCTACAACTCCCGTTAATACAAAACTCATTTTCCATTTCCCCTTTCAATTTAAACAATATTAAATGCGGCAAATCATGAGTTGATTTTGGCAACCACCTCCCTTAAAGGCAAAAGAAAAAGACTCAACAAAAAAGCTGAGTCTCAAGCAATTATTACTTTAAAATTCCGGTTACGCGGCTGGACTTATATCCCCGCTGAGTTTTACTGCACCCTGGATTAAACGTCTCATGCACAATGATGGACCGCAATACTGGTTCATAGCACTCTACCTGCCCAACCCCATCAATGGCTACACGCCGGGCGGTGCAGGTTTCAATCCCGTGATGTTTACAGTCTGTCAACTTACAAATTACAGTTGTTATGGCGTCCGCCTCCTTGTTTTAGACATAAAAATAGACCGCCATAAAAGGCGGTCCGCTTTCCAAAAGTTTGCGTTATTCGCTTCCGGGTATCATTTCAGCTACTTCTTCAACTGCTTCTAATTCAGGCTTTAATCGGATAGCGCACCCATTTTTGCCAAATATACTTTGTATTAAAAATGCATACATAGAATCCCTATTTTGGGGGTTTGCATATTCAACTAACTTAATCGCTGTTAGAAACTTTTCCGTATTTCTTAAACTATCATGGTAAAGGTTTAATTGTTGTTGAGATTGTTTATACAGCCAAAAAAATAGACCCGCAATAATTTCGGTAATTGCGCCCGAGAATGTAGAATAGAATAATACTTGTCCATCCTTAACAAGAAGGGTAACTAGCATACCTGCAGCAAAAAGAGCAAAACCAATAACGCAGGCCCATTGCGCACCTGAAAATGCCTTGCGGGCTTGTTGCTTGTTGAGTATATAATACTCTTTAGCCTCGGCCACATTTCTTAGCATTAAGGTTAAAACATCATCATTTTCTTTTATTTTTATTTTTTCGAAGCTTTCAATTAGTCGATTAATCTCATCTTGTATTTCTTGATTTTCTGCTTTCGTATGCTTTGATTCTGATGACTTAACAGCTTTTAAAGAAAATGACATCACCGATAGACTAAATGCTGCCGCCAATATTATCAAAGGTAAATCAAAATTCGAAGTTAAGTTGAAAAAACCCATTACACACACTCCATCATAAAATCCTTTTACAATAATTATTTTACAAAGATTGCTAATATCCTGCATAAAAATAGACCGCCATTTTCGGCGGTCACGTTATGTAAACCTACTAGGTTGCAGACCAATTAATTCAAGTTTAGCATATTTGTCAAAAAAGTCAACCGTTAAATGACGCGCACTTTCCAGCCAAGCCTGCATTAATTTGGGCTAACGATTTCTTTTTCATATCAGACGTTCGACTTCGCCCCTTGCTTTTACTGCCGCCACTACCTAGCAAAGCCTCTCCCGCTGGTAATGCTTCTTTAGCTGGCAAGTTAGCCTTGTATCTCTCACTCATCAAGCTTGTAATTTCATCATCGTCAGCACTACTTGTTTCTGGCCAAACCTCGGTACCACATTCGGGGCATTTATAAAAATCCTGCTTTGAACTGTAAGTCATAACAACCCTGCATTCCTGACAAAACCAAGGCTTTCTAATCATCATAACCCCTCCCAAAAATAAAATATCATTCAAAACGCCATTGGGGCGGCCTGATCGGCTGCCCCTTTATCTGTATATAATTACTGCTACCAGTACTCCGGCTGTGATTGTTACCGCAAAGCCGTGCGGCGTACAGAGCAAGAAATAACATGTGTTAGTTAGTTTTTGTATTGCGGGTCGCCTCCTCAAATTCTGGCCTTTGATTCCATTTCTTTATAGCAGCACGATTACTGCTACAATACCCCGAAGAAGATTCACAGGTATTGCAAAACACTTTAAACTCTTCCCGATACGAACCGTAAGTCTCGTGTTGGCGTAATGCATTCGCTATTTTTGTGTTCGTGCTTCCACAAAACGGACATGGTTTTATATTCACTTTTACTCCTCCCAATTGTTTAAGTCGGTTTCCCATGCACGGGACCATACCAAAAAATAACGCTACTTATTCATGCTGTTCACTCGTTCAATTCTTGCCTTTAGTGCATTCATCAACCTATCCTGCGTACCCGACTTGTCCTCCAAGGCTGCAATTACATCATCATCCACGCCGCCTTCAACCGTTAGATGATGAATAATAACCTTCTCTGTTTGCCCCTGACGGTGTAGCCGCTTATTTGCTTGCTGGTAGAGCTCTAAGGACCAGTTAAGTCCAAACCAGATAACATGGTTTCCGCCCTGTTGAAGATTTAGGCCGTAGGCAGCGCTGGCGGGATGGGCTAGCAGTATATCAATTTGCCTGTTATTCCAATCGGTTTCATCCTGTGGTGTTTTTAACTCACGAACCCGTAACCCACTGCTCTTAAGGGCTGCTTTAATTCTCGCAAGATCATGCTGAAAGTTATAAAACACTAGTGCCGGTTTTCCATTTAGGCCTTCTACCAATTCTAAAAACGCTTCAATCTTGCACTTATGGATTTCTATGGCTTCCCGATTTTCATCATACACAGCCCCATTACATAACTGCAACAGTTTGTTGGTTAATACGGCGGCGCTGCCCGCGTCAATCGTTGTTTCATCTACCTCAAGTAACATTTCCTTTTCCAGCTTTTCATACGCGGCCTGGGCTTTACTGTCTAAAACCACAGGCACCGTTACCGAAATACAATCTGGAAGTTCTAAGTAATCCTCGGCTTTCATGCTGACACAAACATCACCTATAAGTCGTTGGATAACATCGTCAGCTCCAGGCTTTGGTGCATAACTGAATATATGGTCCCGATCACGCTGATCCGGTTCAAAGTACCGTTCCCTAAACTGCGTAATCTTCTTGCCCAGGCGATCCCCTTCGTCCAATAAATACACTTGCGCCCATATATCCAACAGGCCATTAGGCGCTGGCGTACCTGTAAGGATCACAATTCTTTTTATAAATTTACGCACCCACGTTAAAGCTTTAAACCGTTTGGCCTGATGGTTCTTAAAACTGCTGGACTCGTCCACCACAACCATGTCAAACGGCCACGCATTACGGTAATACTCTACTAGCCACGGTATGTTTTCCCGGTTAATAACCCAAATATCCGCGGGTGTATTTAACGCTTTAATTCGTTTGGCCTGACTACCTAATACCGGCATAATGCGAAGCAGTTTCAAATGATCCCACTTCTTTGCCTCTTTGCTCCAGGTAGACTCGGCTACTTTCTTCGGGGCAATCACTAGTACTTTTGACACCCAAAACCGGTTATATTTCATGTCATTGACTGCCGTTAGTACAATCG